CCTAAAGACAAAGTTAAAACAAAAACAATTAAGGTTACTGTTTCTGCTTCTAGTGTTAATAAAAACAAAACTACTACGACAACTAAAAAAGGAAGCAAAGAACCTTCTGTGGTGATTTCCAGAAGTGCTTATTCATTCAAAAGAGCCGTAGCTATTCAAATGACTAAATCTCCTCAAATCAACTATGGTAATGGTTGGTATGGTGCCAGTTATTCGGCAACCCTTAATGCTATGAACTCCTTAAAAATATGGAATAGCAAAACGCAAAAATATCAAATGCTTAATTTAGGTAAATATCAAGGTATTTCAGTTTCAGCACTTAATAAAATATTGAGAGGAAAAGGCTCTTTATCTGGGCAAGGTAAAGCAGTTGCTTATGCTTGTAAGAAATACAATTTGAATGAAATATACTTGATTGCACATGCCTTTCTGGAAAGTGGTTATGGTACATCTTACTTCTCAAGCGGTCGTGCGGGTGTTTATAACTACTTTGGTATTGGTGCGTATGATTCGGACCCTGATAATGCTATCCCTTATGCGAGAAGTCGTGGTTGGACGACGCCCGCTAAAGGTATAATTGGCGGTGCTAAATTTGTAAGACAAGGTTATATTAGCAAAGGTCAAAATACTTTATACCGTATGCGTTGGAATCCACGTCATCCAGGAAATCATCAATACGCTACCGACGTACGCTGGGCACAAGTTCAGGCAACAACCATCAAAAATCTGTATGACAAAATCGGAATTAAAGGCGAACATTTTATTAGAGACAGATACAAATAACAGGGCTATACACTGACAGTGTGTGGCCCTAAATTATTAAAAAGAGGTGTTTAAATGGAAACGTACAAAACAGGTACAGTTAACACAATCATCAATGAACATGGTGTTGATTTAGGAAATATAAACGTTAACTTGTACACAATGGATAATATGACTTCTGTTATTGATATCCATCTCAAAAAGAAGAATTTGATTTCAGAACAACAAGAATATATACCGGTTAACTTCAATCAGACAAAATTCAAACCGGTATTACACATTTTTGCTCAAGACGGATCTATTTTCACTAATGAACCTCTTGAAATCATCAAACCTGAAGAGGGTTATGTAAGATATATCATTCCAGAATATATCACTAAACATGTTGGTCAGATGCAATGCAAACTATTTTTGGAAAACCCAGAAAATAACGATAGTAGTCATGTTGCTAATTTCTATTTCACTGTCAATGATAGTGGTATCACTAAAAGTGTAGGCAAAGAAATACGAGTAGAATTACTTGATGATATTGTTGAAAAAGTAATGAAAAATAATGTAGAGATTTTTAAAGGCCCTAAAGGAGATAAAGGAGAACAAGGCATACCTGGACAAGACGGAAAAGACGGTAAAAATGGTCTTAATGGTATTGATGGCGTTAACGGAAATCCTGGTCCGCAAGGCCCACCTGGAAAAGATGGTAGAGATGGTGTTAATGGTAAAGATGGAGAAAAGGGTGAACCTTTTAAATACACTGATTTTACAACAGAGCAATTAAATAATTTAAAAGGACCTAAAGGTGACCCATTTAAATATACTGACTTTACACAATCACAATTAGACGCATTGAAAGGACCTAAAGGTGATGTAAATATCTCTGATACAGGGTGGATACCACTTACACTTTTAAATAATATACAGAATTCAACACAACCTAATTTCAGTTTTGGTCAAGTAACTAGTTATAGAATTGTAACCATAGGTACAATAAAAAGTGTAACCGTAAGGGGAGCAATTACAAATGTTAGTGGGTTTAATGGTACTTTAAGTAAACTACCAATGGAGATAATAGGTAATAATATACCTGTTTTCTCAGTAAGAGTTTCTACTTTAAGTAAGAATGTATTAATATTTCCAACAAACGATGGGAGTTTGAGATATTATGCAAGTACATCAATGTCTACTGATGAGATAGTTCAATTTTCAGGTACTTGGTATATTTAAGGAGGAAAATAATGTATAAACAAATATTTAATAAATCAGATGGAGCACCGAAGTTAATCGAAACAGGCATATTCGATACAGAACAATACACAGAGATTCAACCACCTAATGGATTATATCAACCGATACATTTTGACGGTAAAGAATGGATAGGTACACCATATGAAGAATGGAAAAAACAACAAGTAGAAGTCGAAACACCTAAGCAAGACACAGAAATTCATAAAGATCAAATTATAGCAGAATTATCTCTTGAATTAATCAGAACACAAGAAGAATTAAACGATGTAAGAAAAGATATATCTGATTTAACTATGCAATTGTTAGGAGGAAATGCTAATGCATGATATCGGAGTTAAATATTACAAAATGGGTTATTATACAAATGAACAATTTGCGCTATTTGTTAAAAGAGGATTTGTAACTCCCGAAGAATATTTAGAATTAACGGGTGTTGAATATAATCCAGAAAAAGTGAATGTATAGAATGATTTGATAGCCGACGCTTTGCGTTGGCTTTTTAATTTAACTAAAAGGAGTGTTATACATGAAAACAGATGTAGGTTCAATCGTTAGAACAATTGTGTTTATTTTAGCTTGGGTTAACCAATTTTTAGCTACGAAACATATTTCGCCTATTCCAGTAGATGAAGTGACTATCAGCTCTATCATCACTGGCGCAGCGTCTTTATGGACTTGGTGGAAAAATAACAACTTCTCTCACGCAGCGCAAAAAGGACAACAAAAACTACATGAAGTTAAAGCTGGAACAAATTCTACAGGTGGTGCGCCTCAAACGAATGGAGATGATTTCTAATGGTATCTGTTAGAACATATAAACAATCAATTGCATATTTAAAAAGTTTAGAGGGCAAAGCGTTAAACCCTGACGGTGCTTATGGTTTCCAATGTTTCGACGTAGCTAACCAATATTGGCTTTATTTATTCGGTCATACTTTAAAAGGTGTGGGTGCTGCAGACATTCCGACATGGAACAATTTTACAGGAGAAGCTACTGTTTATGAGAATACACTATCATTTTTAGCTAAGCCTGGAGATGTCGTGATATTCAATAGAAATTATGGTGAAGGTTACGGTCATGTTGGGATTGTCATTTTTGCTACTTCTAACTCTATAACGATACTTGAACAAAATTGGGTTGGGGGTGCGTATTGGACACCTCCTGAAGTTACTACAAGACGTACACATGGCTACGATTTCCCTATGTGGTTTATTAGACCGTTCTACGCTAAAGAAACGACTAAAAACAAAGTTAAAAGCAAAGCTAAGCCAGTTAAGAAAGCAAAAGCTAAGAAAGGTAAGAAAATCTTGCTTGTTGCAGGTCATGGTAAAGGTGCTTATTCAAATGATCCAGGTGCCGTAGCAAACGGATATAATGAACGTGACTTCAATAGAAAGGAAATTATCCCTAGAATTAAGAAATATCTTGAGAGTGTAGGTAATACCGTCGTTTTATATGGTGGTAAATCAATGAATCAAGATTTATATCAAGACACACTATACGGGCAACGTGTAGGTAATTATTCTGACTATGGTTTATATTGGGTTAAAAATAATGTTAAGCCTGATGTCATAGTAGAATTCCACTTAGACGCTGCTAGTCCTCAAGCAAGTGGTGGTCATGTCATTGTAAGTGGCAGGTATCCTGCAGATGATATAGACAAAGCGTTATCTAGTGCACTAGGTAAGACGGTTGGTAAAATTAGAGGTGTAACACCTAGAAACGATTTATTAAACGCTAACGTTACAGGTCAACTCAATTTAAATTACAGATTGATTGAGTTAGGTTTTATCACTAGTAAAAAAGACATGGACTATATCACTAAGAACATCAACAGTTTTACTAAACGACTTGCCGAAGCTATTAACGGTAGACAAATAAACGCACCAAAAAGCAAACCTTCTAGCAAAAAGATAACTTGGAACTGGGGAGGTACTTTCTACCCTAACGCACCTAAAAGTGGTATTAGAGTTAGAAGGTCGCCAGGTATCAATGGCGCTATTGTTGAAAGTGGCTCGTGGTTATACAAAAAGACAGATTGGGTTAAATTTGACCAAGTTATAAAAAAAGATGGATATTGGTGGCTCCGCTTTAAATATCAAGCACAGGTTCAAGTAAAAAAGATTTCTACTGCGCCGTTTGTAAAATTACAGACAAGCAGCAAAAAATAAAAAATGAGAAATATTGGGGTAAAATAGACTGGAAATGATATAATTAAAT